CTTTTTCTTATTTTTATTTTCCCCTGCAACCCGACACTTTGGCGGGTCAGAGATTTTTCGAGAGAGCTGTAGGATAACCACATTCACCAGTCCAATCAGGCACTCTGGGTCAAGTGGGTTCTTCACCTTATTAGGCGTTTGCATAAGCGTAGGTGGCGACTCGTGCTACAAAAGCACTGATGGTGGTCGCACCAGAGTTGTCAATGGCCACGGTTGCTCCTGAGGTAGGAACTGTGACACGGTACGTAAACAAAAATGATGTATTTGTACCGGAATCGTTCACCGCAGGGGTAATCGTAGAGACAGTGCATCCAGTGGCTGTAGGGGTACCAGTCGCGCCGTTAGTTCCGGTGCCGGTGCCATAAGTGGCCACTAGATACTCACCTGGAGCACTAAAAGTAAGAGTGTTCGTTATTGCGGATATCGGTAGGTTTCCAGTGATGGTCGCTGCCGAAGTCCCAAACAGGTGTGTTTTGTCAACTCCCGCCGCTCCAACGACCTTGGCAGATCGTGCTGAAGCGAGCCCGGAATTGTCCTTCTGAGGGGTGAAGAAACTTACCGTATACTGCGCATAAATTTCTCCAATGTTGGTGTTAGCTGCTATGCCTGACGTACCCACCAGCAATTTCCCCATGTCGAATGAGCGTGGGTCGTCTCCAGAAGGGACGGCACCAGGTCGCACATAGCGACGTTTCGTCATAACTCCAGCGTCAATCAGATTGGAGCTATACACCGCCCTCTGCCACACAGCAGAGCGGACGGCTCGGACGTTCGACATTAAGTCTCCTTTATTAGAAGGATCTGAGTCACTAACATCATATTCGACTGCTAGCGCGACAACACCGCTTGTTGACGCGCTGATGCTAGGTTCGTAAATGAAATCCAACTTCTCGAACTGGTATGACTCATAAGCGGGGGCAATTTGACTAAGCCACGGGAAGCTGACGCTAAGACCGGGGTTAATCGTATAACTGCCTACTGCAAATGCATTGAGGACGGCCGATGAAGTGACCTCCCCCAAATACTCCTTGTGCGATATGACTATGTGCCCGTTTTGACTTCTCATTACGGGCGCACTCATTCGCACGCGGTTGGACCGAGCCAACGGCACCGAGGTGCCATCGTTCAGTTTTCTTCGTTTGCTCATAGCTTTAGGCTGAGCGGGACCTTTTCGTTTGTTATTCTTCCGACTATACATGATGTATATGTTTGGTAAGGGATACGGGAAACATCACCCGGACTGTACATCGTCTCACACAGCTGGCCGTGCAGTCTCTCGGCATTTATGAACGTAGTCAATTTAGCAAGGAAGTATTAAGCTTTCGCACCTTTTTGGCCAATTAAGAGACGACCCCTTGTGGTTTATAGTTCCACCAACTTTTGTCCTGCCCTACGCTTCAACGTATACTTATCGTAATTGATGCACCACGAAGTTTTCATCAGCGAGTATACGTGAGCGTTGTCGAGCGGCTGTAGCTCACTTAAGCTATCTAAGTATTCTTCTATCCTCAATTGCGTACAAATAGGGATTTTGAATACATTCTCGACTATGCAGCGATTGCCTGCGCAAATTGGGGCTGTTATCCTTTGCCAGACTTCTTGATCATTGATGTGGACATCTTTGAATATTTGTTGTTCCCACCAATCCTTTTCGCCCCTATGGCCACCAAATCTAAACTTGCATCCTTTGGTGACACGTAGTGCATACCTAGCCAAAGCCTGCGCAATCGGACAGCGCGGCAGCTCGTATGCTAGCGAAAGTGCTTTCGCACGTAGCAATTCTTTCATCTTCTTCGGACTTCCATGCATTGCTTGGGAAGCGGTCCAACCGAACTTAGCTAACAACTCCGCCGGATCGGCCAAATTGGATTTATCATCAATATCAAACACCAGTCCGCAAAAGGATGCCTCATTTAGGCGGGTGTGCTTCTCTATCTTAATGTAAAATCCTAAGGCCTCAAAATCCTCGGATGTAGGAGCTTCATTACGGCAGACGAATAGTCCATCATCTCCTTCAACTACGCCGTCGACATCACCGTCCTCATAGTTCATGCCAAGCCGATGACACAAATACAGAAAAACCATGAGGTTGGTGAAGCCGTTTCCAAGAGAAGTACACATTTCTCCGGACATACGGCGGGCCAAAACCTTAATGATCATATTGGCCTTACCCTTCACATTTCCGGCGAAGCAAACATTTATTCCGAGCATCGCCTTCACCACCTTGTGGAGGATATCTTTATTCAGATATTTCATCATATATGTGTACAATTGCATTTCACAAACTTCCATAATTTCTTTACTAAACAGCGCCTCAAAACTAGTGTAATCTGTCGCAACTATCTTATACCCCGTTTTATTCAATAATGT